ATTTACTAGCAAATTTTGCAAGTTCATTTATAGCAAGATACGTTTTACCGAATCTTCTTCCAGTAATTAAAACTCTAAATCTTGATTTTTCTTTAATAACTTCTGTTTGAGGTTTTGTTAATGGCATTAGTTAGTCCAAGGCAATGGCTCTTCTAATGAAGATTCCTCTATCCTATCTTGTTGCCCTAACATATTCTTTCCTAAGAATATAAGCATACTTACATTTCCATTTTCACAAGCTCTCCATTGAAGTTGTCGCAACCTCATTTTTTGCTCTGCCCTCCCTTTTGTCAGATATTCCGAATAACTCTTTTCTAAAAGGTCTGGTGAACAACCGAAAAAATCGCCCATCTCAATGTTCGTACACCCTAATTTTGCTAATGTTGTAAGTTGATTTGTATCTATTTGATATTTCTTTGGTCTAGCCATAATCCTCATTTTCCCTTTGAGTAAAGTATTTTTATTTATTTACCTTTTTTTTTATTCTTCTGTCAATTAACCTAACTTCTGGGTATTTTGTTTTTTTTGCAGTGTTTCGTTTACAAAAGTCAGGAAAAGTTTGTAAAAGCCATTTAACAGCCTTTTCTTCATATTCAACTGTTCTATAAGTTTGTATGCCACCATCTTCTGAATAATATTTTGTTTTCGG